TTCCGCCAGCCACTCATCGATGTTCACCGCCGAATCGTCGAGCAGCGTCTGCGTCGCCGACGGCATGGCGTAGATCTCCATGGTCGGGAAGGTGAGCTCGGCGAGCGTCGGCGAGTTGGTCTCAGGCCTGGTCGCGGTCTCGGCGACCCAGCCGGTCGAGGGACCGGTGATGGCGAACGGCTTCTTGTAGACCGACGCGCGCACCACGCGGTTGCCGGCGATGGCGCGGATCGGCGAGATGTTCTTCACCCCGCGGATCACCGCGGCCTCGGTCTCTTCCGGCACGAGATAGCCGCCGTCGGGGCCTGAGCCCACCGACAGGGCCTTCTCCTCGAGCTTGTGCAGGCCATGGGCCTCGCCGTGACGGACATAGGCCTCGAAGGCAGCCTTGTGCTGAAGGGTAGAGGCCGAGCGGAACGTCGAGGCCCCGAGCTGCGGCCGCGCCGATTTCAGCGCGAGCTCGTCGACGATGGCCTTGTGCTCATCGATCGCATTGTTGATGCGGTCGAGCTTCTCGATGGTCAGAACGTCGGCCGACAGGCGCTTCTCGATCTGGCCGATGCGCTCATTGTTCGTCGCCTTGAACGCCTCGAAGGCGCGCATGAACTCGTCGAAGGCGACTGCGACGTCTTCGCTTGAGCCACTCGCGGCAGCGCCGCTCGCGGCCTTGGTCTCGATGTCTCCGACACGGGTGTCTTCGGCATGAATGTCTTCAGTCAGGTCAAGTTCGCTCATGTCAGTCCTCTTCTGGGGGGCGGTCTTCGCAAGGTGCACGGAAGCGATGCCCGGCCCTTCCCCGGTCATCCGCGTTCAGAGTTTGATGTGGTCGCTAAGAGAGCGGGTGATTCCGGCCCGCAGTGAAATGTCTAAGTCGGCTTGTAGATGCCCTTGTCGAGGTTTCTGATCGACATGCCCGCCTCGCCAGCCTGCGGGTATTCGCGGGAATTCGCGATAGCTTGAAGTTCCTTCCGCGCAGTTTCGGGCGCTACTGCCAATGTCGCCGCAACGGCCTTCAGGCGGACCTGGGCGTTCGGATGATCATATAGCGAAAGCAAGACCCCTCTTTGGTCGCCTTCGCGGCTCTTCAACTCATCTTGTATTTCCGCTAGCCGCCAAAATAGACGGCTTGCCTCGGCGATATCGTTCATGAGCAGCGCGGTGTCCTGAGCGAGCGCCGCTGCTGTAAAGCGTTCGACCAATTGCTCCGCCGTCAGATTTTGAAGTTTGACACGCCTCATGGCTTGAGGAGTCCGTGATCGACCAGCACCGCGCGGCCCACTCTCCCGCCCTAAGATGCTAGGTAGGTTTGAAAATGCCTCGGTCGAGGTTCCAGAGTGACATTCCCGCCTCACCAGCTTGAGGATATTCCCGGGAGTCCGCAATGGCCTGGAGTTCCTTCCGGGCAACCTCCGATGCAACCGCCAACGTCGCCTTGACGGCCTTCAGGCGAACTTGCGCGTTGTGGTGGTCATAAAGCGCAAGCAATGCTCGCCTTTGATCGCCTCCCCGCGCTTTCAGCTCATCTTCTATTTCCTTGAGATGCCAATACCGTTTGGTAGCCGCGGCAATATCGTTCATGAGCAACGCCTCGTCCTGAGCCAGCGCGATGTCTCTGAAGTGCTCTACCAACTGTTCAACGGTCATAGATTGAAGTTTGACACGCCTCATGGTTTCAGAATTCCGTGGTCGGCCAACGCCTTTCGTCCTACCCTTGTCCGCTCGGCCCAATCCTTACCCCTTAGATACGTGCGCGGCGAGACGCCGCCAAAGTCGTCATTGGGCATTTGATACCACGCGTTCAGCTCCCAGTGCTTGAAAGTCGGGATACGAACAAGGTTGTCCGGTGCATCGATCATAGATCGAGGAAAGCCATCCTGCACAGCGGGTGTCTGCTCAACAACATGATGGATGTCGTATCCTGTCGCCGGAGTCGAAACCGCGTCTTGCAACTCCTCCAAGCTCTTGGGCGGGTCGGCATAAGATTCAACGTACGGGGCAAATCCCTCGGCGACCCACGACGCAATATCGAGCGTGTTGAGAATTATTCCTGCTGGCTCTCCAATCATGTGTTCCAGCGCGAGCCGCGCAACGTGCTTCGCGACCTGCCGGATAAGCATATGTCTGACGCGTGCTGATTCCGGTCTCTCCTTCGGTATATTCGTCAGGTGATCTGACGAAGGGTTCTGAGTGGGCCGCGCCTCGCCACCGCCGCTCCCGCCGTCACCCGTCCAGTGCCCGCCGTCGGGATTGCCAACTGGGACGCGCGGCTGGTTCGGATTGAAGCCGGCCTTCAAAACGTGGACGAGTTCCGCGTGCTTGGCCTCGACTACGCTCGCACGCAGGAGCCAGCTCAGGCGTCGGCATCGCGCGCCGACGTCCCAGCTCGCCGCGAAGGCATCCATCCTTCGGCCCTCGCTTAAGTCGCGCGCATCAGCCTGGCGCCACGGCGAAGCTTGCTTGCCAGCCGCGCAAGCTGAGTCCCGGTGACCGTGCCGCGCCGCTTCACCGTGCTCACCCGCGCCTCTGGCAGCATGGGGAAGGTGACGATGGAGATCGCCCAGAGATCGATCTTGTCCAGACGGCGCACGCCGCTCTTGGGATCTGTCCGCCCCTTCACCGTGCGGAAGCCGATGGAGAGCCCATCGAGCGCGCCAGCCCGCATCAGGCTCAACACTTCGCGGGCGCGAGCTACTTCCGGCATCAGGCGCCCGCGCGCGAACAGGCCTTTGGCGTCCTCGTAGAGCTCGAGCCACACGCCGATCGGCTCGTTGGGGTCATGTTGGAAGAGCAACTTCACCCCTTGCGTCCCGCGGGCCCGAAGGCTCTCGCCGAAGGCGCCGGGCATCACCAGGTCCTGGCCGAGATCAACCTCGCCGAACACGCTCGCATAGCCTGAGAAGGTTCCATCGGCCTCGACCCGTTTCAGGTCGCAGGGCGCGAACTTCACCTCGCGCGCCGGCAAGTTCTCGCCGAAGCGTTGCAGCATGATTCAATCCTGTCGCCGTTATTGCTGAGCCGCAGCGGCGAGCTCATCGCCGCCTTCCACCGGCTCGTAGCCGACGGCGGCGCGCTTCTCGTTGATGGTGAGGAAATCAGCGACCCTCACCCGCTCCCACAGCGCCTCGCGCTCGGTGAGAGCGCCTCGATGGCGTCGAGGTCTGGACGAAGCTCGAGATCGGCGCCCTCTTCGAAGACAGGGCCCAGCCATCCCGAAATCGCCTTCGCCGTGCGGATCACCAGGGGCAGGATCGTCTGCCGCCAGAAGCTGCGATTAGCCTCTGCGTAATTGGAATAGGTGTTGTCGCCCGGAATGCCGAGCAGCATCGGCGGGACGCCTAGCGCAAGCGCCACTTCGCGCGCTGCGACGTGCTTCGCCGAGATGAAGTCCATGTCCTTCGGCGAGAAGGCCATGGCCTTCCAGTCGAGCCCGCCTTCGAGCAGCAGCGGCCGGCCGACATTTTTCGCGCCTTGGAAGCTCGCTTCGAGCTCGGCCTTCAGCCGCTCGAACTGCTCAGGGGTGAGCTGCCCCTCCTTCGCGCTATAGACGAGCGCGCCGGAGGGGCAGGCGGAATTGTCGAGCAGCGCCTTGTTCCACGCTCCGCTCGCATTGTGGATGTCGATCGCAGCGGCAGCGGCCTCGAGCGGGCTCATGCGGTAATGGTCGTTGAGCGGATGGAACAGCGCCATGTGCAGGATCGGGCGCACGCCGTCGCACGCGTCCTGCCGGAAGCGCACCGTCTGCCCGCCGACCGTATAGTCGAAAGCCTCGGGCCAGCCGTCAGCCCCAGGGACCACCTTCATGCGGTCAGGCCTCAGCACATGCAGCTCGCGCAACGAGCCGTTGACCGAGACGGCCTCGAGATAAGCGTTCCCGGCGACGAGCAGATGCCCGTACCAGGCCTCGAACAGATCAGGCGCGCAATGCGCCGGGTTGGGCTTTGTGAGCAGCGCCAGCAACGGGTGCTCGTCGACCTCGGTCTCGCCGTCGAACAGGAAGAGCGGCACGCTTGCCGCGGCCTCCGCGATCATGCGCACCGAGCGGTAGACGACGGCGTTCTTGGCGAAGCCTTCGCGGGCGAGGCTCGCGAGATCGCGCGGCGTCCATACCGGTTGCCCGGCCGCAGCCCAGGCGATCAGCTTCGCCGTCCGGCTCGCTTTGCCTTCGAGCCCGAGGAGCCATGCCAGTCGCTCGCGAAATGTCGTCGGCATCATTCACCCTGAAGTCGCCTATTTACCCAACGTAGCCACTTGCGCTCCCCTCGCCCCTGAGGGGGAGGGATAGGGAGGGGGGTCAATCCGAACGTCTAACACCGACCCCCCCCTCGGATCGGCTTCGCCGATCCTGCTCCCCCTCAAGGGGGGAGCGGGGAGCGAGGGGCAGTTCCGCGCAAGCAATTGACTAAACAAAGCGGATGCGGGGCTCAGCCAGCCCACGCAGCATCAAATCGGTGAGCGCCCAGACGAGCGCGTCGACGCGATCCGGGCTCGCGCCGCCCGACAATCCTTCCGGCCCGAAATCGCTCATCTCGTCCTCGAGCTCGGGAAACGTGCCGACATGGGCAACGCGCCCCTGCTCGTAGAGCGTAGCGACGGGCTCGGCGCGCAGCCACTTGCCGCGCATGGCGCGCACCGAACGCACCGGCACGCTTGCATCGATCTGTCGAATGACCGTCTCGACCAGCTCGCCGCCCTGATTGACCTCGACCACGACGCGATCTGCCTCAAAGCGGCGATAGGCGCGGACCACGGCGCGCGCCCATTCGAGCGGGCTCGCCCGCTGCCGCGTCCGGTCGGCGAGCACATAGGCCCGCCCGTCTTCGCCAAGTCCGACCACGATGATGCCGCAAGCGTCGGCATGCGCCCCGCTCGACGCCGGCGGGTCGACGGCCACCACCACGCGACTGATCTCGGGCGCGATGCATACGCGTGCCCGCTCGATCAGATCGCGCGGCCAGAGCGCGTCGGGACGCTCCTCGAGCAGCTCGGCGTCGAGCTCCTGGCGGCCGAGCCGCGTGCCGCGATAGCGCCCGACGATCGCATCGAGAAAGCCGGGGGCGAGATTGGCTTCGTTGGCCGAAGTCGACACACGCGTCACCGCGGTGAGCGGATCGGCGAGTAGCGCCTTGAGCAATTTCGTCGGCCGCGGCGTCGTGGTCACGACCTGGCGGGGGCTTACCCCTAAGCGCAAGCCGAATTGCAGCATGTCCCAGGTCTCGTCCGGGCGGCGCCATTTGCACAGCTCGTCGCACCAGGCGGCGGAAAATTGCGGGCCGCGCAAGGACTGAGGATCGTCCGCCGAGAAAATCTGCGCGATCGCCCCGTTCGGCCAGGTGATCTGGCGCTTCGACGGCTCGTAGAGCGGCTTCGCGTGCGGAGGATGCACGGCAAGAAGGCCTGACACGCCCTCGACCATCACGGAGCGCGCGTCGGCAAGCGTCTCGCCGATGAGCGCCACCCGCATGTCACACGCATCAGGGCGCTGCACGATGGCGCGCACCCATTCAGCCCCTGCTCGCGTCTTGCCGGCGCCGCGGCCGCCAAGCATCAGCCAGGTGGTCCACGGTCCCCCTCCTGCAGCAAGAGCCGGCGGCAATTGATCGTCGCGCGCCCAAAGCTCGAAATCGTAATGCAGGCGTTGCAGCTCGTCGGCGTCCAAGCCGGAAAGAAAGGCCTCAAGCGTGCCGAGCCTGATTGAGTCGCTGAAGGCGGAGCGCAAGATCGCGGCGGAGTCGGTCCGCATCGTCGGTCGCCTCCGGCTTCGTCGCGCTCTTGTCTTGATCGGGCTTTCCCTTGGCGCTCGCGCCGTCGTCGAGCTCGACGAGCTTCGCGTAAAGGCGCGCGAGACCGCTCAAGGCGCGCGCATCGCGTTCGGCGTCGGCCGCACTCTGCGTAAGCTCACCTTCGGCATCGGGGGCCATGCGCTTCTCCAAATGGACCAGCCTCTTGTCGAGCGCTTCGAGCAGCCGGCGGATGATATCGCGCCGGCGGAGCTCCTCGACGGCCGCGCGCTGCATCTTGGCTTCGCGTGCGGCGCGGGGCTTCGGCCCCGGCTTCAGCCTCTTGGTGCCGACGAGCCGAACCCAACCTTCCTTCTTGGCGCGAAGAGTGAGCGCCCGCGCGCTGACGCCGTGCGCCAGCGCGATTCGCCTTTGCGACCAGTCGCCATGGAAAAAGTCGTGCTTGACGCTCTCCCAGTCGGGAAGAGCCGTTTGATTCTCATCGGTAATTTGCTGAGGCCTCGTCGCGTATCCCTCTACCCTCGCGGGCGAGGGTGAGGAGTCGGAGCGTCAGTTCGCTTTGGGCTTGGCCGGCGTCGCGCCGCACGGCACGGCAGTGATGGTGCAGTTGCTGTACAGCCCTTGGCTCGCGCACATGATCTTGGGATCTTTCGCCGTCTCCATCGTCGCGTCGCTGAAGATCTCGGTGGCCTTTTTGAGCCATTCCGTCTTGGCGGCTTCCATCGACGTCTCAGGCGACGGCGTAAAAGTCGGGCCTCGCGCCGAAATCTCCTTGTCGGCGCATTCGAGCGCAGCCGCTTGGCTAGCAGGCAGCGCCA